CCTTAAAGACCGAAGTCTAATTTATTAGACCCATAAGGGGTCTTGGTGTTATAAAATTTATAATTCCAGGACTTTAAGGGATAGTCTGGTAAGCTGCCAAAGATCATCTTACTTAATTTTAGAAAGTAATTTCTAAACCATAGCGTACATCAGGCGTTTCTTGTTGATTCCGAGTTCATTCAGAACTTCCTTCTTCTTCTTTTTAGCATCCTTCTTATCGTCCTCCTTTGTCTTGTCATCAACGTACTTTAAGTATACATTTAATAGGTAAAATGCAACACCAAGTGAGAATGTGAAGAGAATTGTCTCTTTAATGAACTTTCCAATGAACATATCGCCTAGTTTAAGTTCATTAAGATCAACAAAGTTTTTCAGAAGTGGGAATACGATATACTTGATAAATGCTTCTGCGTACTGATGTACTGAGATAGCGAGTGCGTTGCCAGCAGTTACCTCTATTACTCCGAATGTGGCAAGAGACTTAAGGATATCCATTACTATACTTTTGACAATTATAATTTATGCGTCCTAGGTTTAGGAGAATATTGTGTTGTGATATATAATAGTAATAATGACTGAGCCTGAGAAGCCGTATTTCAGGTCTTATGATATGATGGAGCCGGTACCTAAACGCAGGCTGTATACTTTACGGAAGCGGGTTCGGGAATTGCGGTCTCCACCCTACTTTCCCTTTGCAGCACAGGGTAGTCAGGAGTGGCTTGACCTGCGCAAAGGGATGCTTACAGCTAGTGATTGGGGTGTTATCCTAGGTGAAGGACATGCTAAGCCTGACTCAGTCTTGTATAAGAAGTGTGGTGTCGGTAAAAGGTTTACCGGAAGCGATGCAACACGCTGGGGTCATAAGTACGAAGATGTAGCGGTGCAGATCTATGAGCGTCGTAATAAGACAAAGGTAATCGAGTTTGGACTAATCCCACATTCTCGTTACGACTTCTTAGGTGCATCTCCCGATGGAATCACCGAGGACGGTGTGATGGTAGAGATCAAATGCCCATACAGTCGTCACATTACGGGGGAACCCCCTCGTCACTACTGGTGTCAGGTGCAGGCTCAGTTAGAGGTCTGTAAGTTAGACCGTGCTGATTTCCTAGAGTGTAAACTGGAAGAGTACGACACTGAGGAGGAGTACTGGATGGACATGTATGAAGGTCGAGACGAAGTAGAAGACCCACTGTCACTCGGTTCTAACGCGATGGAGAAGGGCATTTTGATGGAGTGGTGGGACCGTGACAATTTCAAGAACGTTTATAGCTACGTACCGCTAGGTCTTGACAAAGAGGAGGTTGAAGCCTGGTGTGCAAAGGAGAAGGAGCGTGTTGTTGATGAGGGCTTGCGCTGGCGTTATGAAGATCTGGTTTTCTGGAACCTGACCCGCGTCTCTTGCGTCTCTATCCCACGTGATAAAAAGTGGTTTAGTGAAGCGTTGCCGAAACTAAGGAAGTTTTGGCAGCGGATTCTACATTACCGTGAGCATGGTGGACTACCAGAAAAGAAGAAACGTGTACCGAAGGCATATGAGGGATACAAGGACAATCCTCTGGCGAAGAGCAACCCCTTTATGAAGTACTCAAACAAGGAGATTAAACCGATTAAGCGAAAGTCTACTGGAAGCAACGCAGCATCCGGTCCTAAAAAGTTGTTCGGTAACCCGTTTGGCTCGAAGAGCACGAGTAAATCGAAACAGACCAAACTGGGGAACGTATTCTCAGGTAAGCCAAAGAAAAGTGTTGCCAAGAAAGTTAGCGGAAATCCGTTTGCTTCCAAGACAGCTAAGAAAAAGAAAAGCAAGAGCAGGTTTGGGAATCCGTTCGCCTAATCTCCTGAAAGCGGAGGGATCCTAAGAGACAGCATGTCTCCTATTTAGAGGATTATTTCATATTTTGTTTATTAAGATGTCAATTTTAGATTTTATTAAACGTGACCCAGCTTCTCGCTCTCTTTTCCGTATAAACCTGACGGGGGCAAGAAATTACGATGCAGTTTATTTCCCACAGGATATTAGTACGGCTGATCTCCCTACTTTGATTACCCTGATTGAAAGTAATGAAATTCTCAGGAAACTGATTAAGATTACCATATGTACTTCAACGCGGAATATGGACAAAAAGATTCAGTATCTTTGTAAAGGAAAGTTCAGGAAGAGATACCGTAAAATATGTAAGGCGAATGGTACTATGAAAGCTATACGTGGGAGTATATCGAGTATGATTAATAACCAACATCTTCCTACTTTGAAACTGGTTGTTGAGAAGCTCCCAGAACTGTTATACGAACCTGGGAGTGAAGAGAGCTCAAAACTAATCGGGTCGGTATTTAGCAATAGAAACTTTAGTTGTAGATTTGATCGGATAGACCAGGCTCTTCAGTATCTAAAGGACAAAGGGTTTGTTATTACCTCTCAAGCTCATATTTCAGCACATGCCGGTTACGGTTACGGTAATAGCGACACTATTACTAAGGGACTACTGTTCTACGGTTTTACCACCCAGGTAACAACTCGCCTGGTCTGTAACGCTATCAGACGTGGACGCGGTAGCGTTCCTGAACTAAAGAGGCTAGCACAGATTGGATTTGATAAAGATATGACTATTAGTACTAACTCTGAAGCTTTGCGCTGGATGAACCGCCGACTAAACCTGCATTATCAGTGGCGACAGCAACATCCTACTGTTAATCTTGTAGAGTACACACTGCTTGTTTACAAGGCCAGTAACATTAATAACAGTATTAAGATTCTTCAGTATCTTAAAGAGATCGGTGTTAATCATCAGAACACAGCATTTACCCGACAGCTACTTGATCGTTGCATCTCGATGAGTAAGAAGCGGTACCCGAAACACGACAGGCTCGAAGCTGCGGTATATGCCTTTGGCGGAGCCAACATTGGTGGCGGTGGTGGTGAAGAGTCAGGCTCTGCATCCTGCGAGTCCACCTCCTCTTTCAGCAGTAGCGAGTAACTACAATTTAAAGGTTTACTATATTTAGTTAGTAAATGGGTAAGAATAAACTAGCAGGAAGGCTTACTAAAGCCGAAAAGAATTTCATAAAGTTAGAGAAGAAGTATGAAGATGGAACTTTGTCTTCTCGTGAGTTAAACAGGATTTCTCAGGAGAAGCAGAAGGAGTATCTCAAGCGAGAACTCAATAAGAAGTATAAGACAGACCAGCTAACATTTAGCTGCCTAGATTGTGCTAAGAAGGTGATGTATCTAGATTCAGGCAATATTACAGACGATGATCTATTGGAACATGCGACTACTTTCAAGCACATGTAAACTTTTTTCCTAAAAAAGTTTACCAAAAAATAGATAATGATGGTTCATTCTACAATTCGCCTTCGAGGTCGAGTTTGGCCATGAGGATGTAGGCGACGAGGAGGAACTGGAGGAGGTAGAGAGTCAGGTGGATGTAGTACTTCTTTTGGAACGCAATACCAAACATGATTAAACTTGTAATCATCCAAAACAATAATGTTTCGTATGGGATATTAAGTGTATATTGTGTTCTTCTGATACCAAAAAGTAGTATAATGTAACTTATTGTTTGTAATACAACAGCAAACAATACTGCACTGTATATTCCTTCTACACTGTTGCTGTTTTTGGCAAAAATCATATATCATATAATCAGAAAATATTATTTATAGCACTTGTACTTGTTACCTTCTTCTATCCCAACAAATATTACATTCCAATGATCCACAAAGTTTTTTTTGACTAGGAGTACACATATCATTTAGAAGAATTATGATTATTCTTCTAAACCAGCGTATACTGGGTCTTACGGATTCCGAAGAGGAGGAAGAGGTAGCTAAAGACACGGAGTACAACTGCAGCGTAGATTCCCTTAACGTTCCAGGCTTCTTGATATTCAACCATTATATACAGGGTAGTTAGGAAAAAAGCGATAACAGCTTAAAGGTTTATCTTATTACATTGAATAAGATGAATCAATATGAAGCTAAAAGATCTACAGCTCTAGCAATGATACACTTGACTCGTAATCTATGTAAGGGTCATATTAAACTAAGTGAAGTTATTGAAGCTAGAGATGCAAAGTATGAACATATTAGAGAAGAAACTAGTACTGATAACCAATTTACTTGTGCGTTATTTCTTGTTGTCAAATACAAAACAAAATTAGGTGTTGTTAACTACGATCAAGGTTTTCGCGGGGGTTGTGCTTTTAATTATTATGCTGCCGCCTTTCCAGAAGCAGTAGTTGGTCAAGAATTGACAGTATATGGTACTCAAGGTGATGAACAATCTGTATTTAACATTGTTGTTACAGATCCAAACAAATTCTACTATCTTAATACTTATGGGTTTCCTGTAGGAAACTGGTGGGGAAATTTAAGAATAGAAGATAAAGCGAGCAATACAAATTATAATGGTAAAACAGTTTTTATTGTGAATATGGACAACGATTCCCAGGAGGAGATGATGGCTTATCGTATAGATACCTTAAAACGTTATCCACAAAGAACTGTAATTACAGTTAATATGAATCATTATAAAGATTTCATTAATAAAGAGAGGAACAATGCTGCTACGCAGATTCAGAGATGGTGGCGAACTTTACCGGAGAAGCGTGCTGCGGCTGCTAAGATTAAAGAGTGGTGGCGTGAAAAATTGTACGCGCCCGGTACAGGTTTGTTCTACCAAAAGGCTGCTACTCATTTTGAGTGCTGCACTCGGTTTAGGGATTCATTGGTTGAGTATAGTATTTAAAAAAATGGAGAGTCTAGTCAAGCGTCTGTATCAGTGTGATATTATCAAGTTCGGCGAGTTCACCTTAAAGTCGGGGATCAAATCAAACATCTATATCGACCTACGCACATGTGTTTCCCATCCGAAGCTGGTCCAAACCATCTCTGAACTCATCTACCGCAAGGCCGCCGATCTGCACTTCCACCATATCTGTGGGCTTCCCTACACAGGTATCCCCTTCGCTAGCTATCTCAGCACTAAGTACGAAATTCCTATGTTGATTGCGCGCAAAGAGAGGAAGGAGTACGGAACTAAGAAGATGATCGAGGGTCAATTTAACGAGGGTGATACCTGTCTGATGCTTGACGATGTTATCACCAGCGGTCTTAGTATTCAGGAGAACCTGGCAGTGCTTAATGAAGCTGGTCTTAATGTGGAGAACGTGGTTGTACTGGTAGACCGGCGTCTTCATCACGAACCGATCGATGGAATCCCGGTACGAAGTGTACTGAATCTAAATGAACTTAAGGAGTATCATCGTCTGTTTCGCGAGAGGGTGATGACTCACTACAAGCGTCGCCAAGAGGAGGTTGACTGTGATATGGCGAAGAAGCTACTACAGATTGTGATGGACAAGGAGACAAACCTGGCGCTCTCAGCTGACGTCACCACAAAGGAGGAGCTTCTGGAACTGGTTGCATCGGTTGGAGACCAAGTCTGCCTAGTAAAGACGCATATGGATATTATTACTGATTTCGATTGGGGACTAATTGAGCAGCTAGAAGAGCTAGCAAAGAAGCACAACTTTATGATTATGGAAGACCGTAAGTTTGCAGACATCGGTAACACTGCTGTTCTACAGTATCAACAGGGAACCCATCGTATCATCGAGTGGGCAGATTTCGTTACAGTTCACGGAATTATGGGTGAAGCTTCCGTTGCTGCGCTCGCCGGTTCGATGGGCGATTGTGGCATCTTTCTACTGGCCCAGGCTTCAAGTGCAGGTAACCTTCTTGATGAAAGTTACACTACTAACATGATCTACATCGGAAACGAAACCCACGTTAGCGGCTTTATCGCCCAGGGTGCCCTTGATCCTAGTCGTCTGACGATGACACCGGGGGTTAAGCTAAACCCGGGGGTTGACAACAGAGGTCAACAGTACAGAATTCCGGAGACGGTTATTGGTTGTGACGGCAGCGACATCATGATCGTTGGTCGCGGTATCTATCAAGCCGCCGACCCCGCCAAGGCCGCCGAACTCTACAGAAAGCGCGGCTGGTTCGCTCTTGCGTAAGAGACAAACCACTACAACTTTGTTGTTTTCAACAAAAAGTATGGTTTGCTTTAGCTTAACTTAGAAGGATGGTTATTAGGATGTTTAGTAAAAATGCAAGTAGAAATCTCTGGAGTAAAGTTTGAGACGCCGATCTATAATGCGGCGGGTTGTCATTGTACTACCGAGCAACATCTTGACGATCTAACGGCGTCTGGCGCTGGAGCAGTTATGACTAAGTCTTGTACACTTAATGCAAGAGACGGTAACGAACATCCTAAGTATTGGGAAAACCAGCCGATGACTATTAACTCTAACGGTCTTGAGAATATGGGGTACGAGTGGTATCTTGATTATTACGGGCGTACTGAAAGATCGAAGCCGGCTGTTATCTCTGTAGCGGGTCTTACTTTGGAGGAGAACTTTGAGATTATCCTTGCGGCTGCAGCATGTGAAGCGGTGGACATGATTGAATTGAATCTTAGCTGTCCTAACTTGGCGGGTCATACACCTGTTTCTTACGATATGGAATGTTTCGAAACCTATCTCAGTCAGCTTGTACCTCTGAGTGTCGACACTCCTCTGGGACTGAAGCTTCCGCCATATTTTATGAGTGGTCAGTTTGAGCAGGTTGGAAAACTCGTTGAGAGGTACGGAGTGGACTTTATCAGTTGCATTAACAGTATGCCCAAGGGGCTTGTTTACAAGTGGGACGTTAACGGACAGTGCGAGCCTGCGATTAAGAATAAGCTTGGAGGGATCGGTGGTGGTGATTTTATGAAGGCGATCTCTCTAAGTAATGTGTATCAGTTTGACAAGCATGTGAATGTACCTATCATTATGTGTGGTGGAATCCGGAGCGGACGTGATTGTTATGAGGGCCGAATGGCTGGCGCTAGTCTTTTCCAGGTAGGGAGCCAGCTGATGCTAGAGGGACCAGGTATTTTCGACCGTCTTAACGCCGAACTTGCCGAGGT